ATCTGTATCAAATGCCAGACTATGTGCTGTCTGTAATCTTTTTAATTCTTGTATTCCGTAATAAACAGAATATTCTTGTTTAGTAATTGTTGAGGTCATGGAAGAACCTATAAATATGCTTTGTTACTGTAGCACAATAGTTTAATTAATCCAACTATTTAACTTTTTTTGAAGCACTCTTATGTTTTCTTGTGTGCAAATTGCAACATCTAGTCCATAACCAACAGCTTCTAACACCTGACAATGAAAATACTCTTTTTCCCAATAGTCAACTTCGTTAACTTTTACTGCTCTACCGTGTCCATCATATTCTGTAAATCGCACGGTAGCTAATGGGCTATCTTCAAATTTCGGAACTTGATAAATAACCACATCTATTCTTTTTCTACTCATTAACCTCTTGTTTTATTTTTTCATCAATCAATAATCTAATTATGTCAGACATAGATGTAAAGCGTTTTTTCTTACTTTTTAACCAATCACGCTGATAATCAGGAATCAGTAAGTTTATTCTATTGGGCATATAGTATTTCCTCTGGTACAGATATACCTTCACTTTCTAAAAATATGCGAATAATATATGGATCGTAACCCCATACAGATCCCCAATTTGAATCTTTTATAGGTATTCTTGTTCTTCCATATTTTGTACAAAGCTTACCGAGTTTTTTACTAATTTCACTTTTCTCATCATTACCGTTCCACAAGTTACCCACTAGGTTATCTATCTTTTTTACTGTATAATAACCCTCCTCACCTTCTAACTTTTGTACTCTTTTAATAGCTTGTTCTGCTATTTTTTTACCGTATGTTGCTATACCTTTATTCTCCTCTATTTGTAATTGATGCATTTGCTGTCTAGCAAGCATCTTTTTCTGTACTTGACTTATAGCCATGAAATCAGAATCATAGTTATTTAAGTCAGAATTAAACTTTCCTAAATCGGACATAATACGTATAAATTACATATATTATACATAAAATTTAGTCAATATCAATAATCTTTTGGTCCTCATCTACACATGATTCATAAATCATTTTCGCTGAATCTAAAGTAGATATTGTTTCTAACTCAGTTTCAGTGTCCCAAAATTTATCATCCTCATCTTCCTTATACACGGAAGATTGTGTGTCAAAACCCTCTTTCGTTCCAAGGGAAGGAGTTTCATTGACAATTTGTTTTGGCAAAACCTCCTTTGTGTCAAAACTATCCTCCTTATAGGTTTTGACAATTTCGGGGTTTTGACAATTTTTTTTGTCAATCGAATCCATTGATATAACTTTATTATTAGGTTTTAACACACTATTTCCACGCTTCGTGTATGGAACGATAGTTTTACCAACTACAGGAGCAATGTAATAAACAGCAGGTCTACCACCTTTAGAACTAACATTTACAGGAATATCTACTCTTTGAATAAGCTTATTCTTCTCTAATAATTGAAATATATATCTAAGGGTTCTCTTTCGTATAGAAGAACTTAAACCCAAGCCTATTGGATCGTCTATTAAATCTTTAACACAGACAGGTTTATCACTTTTTCTAATAAAATTTAAAACGTCTACTTTTTTCTTTTCATGTGGATTGTCAGTCAACATATCTTCTATGTAATGTTTTATCTCGTATGTGAAATCCTGCTTAAGAACAAATATCATTTTTGTACCCTCTCTACCCTCTCTAGACTTTTCAACATTAATTAATCTTGAGTTAGCAGTTAAAGATTTTTCTAGTAGTTCAGCAGATGGAATCCTCGTCATATTCCAAGTCTCATCTACGGCTGCTCTAATACTAGAACTACCTCTAAAACTTCCTGTTTTTGTATTGTGATGTATCACAACTATGCAACAGGCTTCAAACCCAACTTTCTTGTCTGAAATACCATTATTTTTTACAAACTCTTTTAACGGCTTACTAAATTCCCTTCTATTTTCATCTACAGGATTACTTACACTACATCCGTCCAAGCTATCTATCACAACTAAATCATACTTCTCAGCATTTTGAGTATCTTTAAACCATGAATACCATCCAAGATCAAAAGAGTTTTTGATACTTAAGTTTGGATCATCAGGATTAATCCCCATAAGCTCAAACTGATTTTTTATAATTGCTTCGTTCTGATCTCCATTTAACCAAAGAATCTTTTTTCTTTTTACAGGAACTTTTTCTCCATAAACATCAATAGGTTTTTCTTCCAATATATGTTTAATTACTGTCTGACACAGTGCAGTCTTACCTGTTCCACCATCTGCGTGAACTAAATAAGTAAGAGGTTTAGCCAGTATTCCTGGAATAATATACTCAATATTCTCTGTTTTAAGTTTACTTAGTGTAACGGGCTTACCTTCACCATCTCGTACAAAAGCATTATGAGAATCAGACATTCTTATAACGTCCTGTAGTCCACAACCACTTTCCTTAGATATTCTTCTAAGCTCTTGCTCTAAAAATGCAGGGTTTTTGTATATTTCCTTTGCTTCATCAACCTGCTCTACCAAAGATGAACCATTTAATATATTTGGACTAAGTTTTAAAGGTATAGAGTTTACATCTTCAATAATTTTATCTAAACCAGTATTCTTAAATCTTTTTCTCTCTGGATCGACCTCATCTGCTAACTCAATAAGATGTGCCATATTGTATCTCGCACCATCATTTCTCCATGTTCCATACCATCTTCTTTCACATGGATCTTCACTACCATCCCAACAGTGTTCATAATCAGGATCTTTCTTAGACCACTCTCTCCATAAATCTAATCCTTCAATTCCAGGCAATTCATTGTTTATCATTGCCCCTATTTCCCACCAATAGTCCTCACTATTTGGTCCTTTATATCCAATAACACTCAAGCAACCTTTTACAATGGCTACCCTCTCTTCCTTGGTACGTTTACTCCATCTGTTATCTACATATTTAGTATCAACATCTTGATTGTTCTTTTTATATTGATCCTTCATCCTAGATAACAGCCACTCAGGAGCAGCAGGTACGTCAAATAGATCGCCTTTTAGCTTATATGCACCCTTTCCTATACCTTCCTTGTAATATTCCCCTGCTATGACCCCTTGGCCTCCCCAGAGAACTTCCCAACCTTCATGTCCAGCAGCAGTCTGACTTATAGACGCAACTTCACCTACTAGATCATCTGGTACTTTAAACAAAAACTTAGCAGCATTTTTTCTAAGAGAAGTAACCTTTGGAGCGTTTTTAAGATCCTTTCCCCACTTCTTTTCGATAGCACCCAAGTTCTTATCTACGTCAAATATCACAAGACCATCTGATTTTTGTCCTGTAAAAATGCCAATCGCCTTAAATTTATCTGGCTCTCTTTCAATCATCAAAGCTGAATCGTTAGCAGTTAATGATTGTTTCCATGCTTTACCGTAAGGAACTTTACCGTCTGACACTCTATCTGGGCTTGATTCATTACGTTTTGGAAGTAGAACCCCCTGTGCGTATATAGGACAAGTTACCCAGTTAAGAGGGATTTCAGGAATAAAATTTTTGCCATTCATGTGTTACAATACCTACTGTAGACTATATGTTGAAACCCTGAAGGAACTCCACCCTTTAGGGTTTTTCTATTATATACCATTGACATTGATTTGTCTATGTACTACAATAGTAATGCAACTCAGGCTTCTATAGCCAACACGCATTATGCCTTTCATCTCAACTAAAGCGAGAGAAGACGCTACTTCAGTAGGTAGCACAAAAGACAATTACTTGAATCCATCAAGTGTCAAAAGCGGACAAAAAGTACGTTTTACATTATTAGCAGAAGAGCCATTCATGTTCTACGAACTATGGGGCAATGATGTTAACGATCCCCAAAAACGTAAACCATTCCGTTTTTTAGAAGATCCAACACCAGAAGACATTGCAGTTAAACTCGGTGATGATTTTGTTAGATCTCTTACACGAGATGGCAAAGGTCCAGAAGCTTGCAAAATAGCTCATGCTGTTCCTGTTTATAACTACGACATGGAACGTGTACAGGTATTTTCATGGACCCAAAAAACAGTTACTCAAGCACTGGATAACATAAGCCAATTAGAGGATTATGAAGATTCAATGACTGAATGTGATTTTTACTTATCTCGTGATGGAGAAGGTACAGACACTAGATACACTGTGCAAGCTGCCCCAAAGAAAAAGGCTATGGCTAAAACTGTAGACGAATCATGGGATGCAGCCCAAGATGAAGGATTTGATCTATCTCGTCTGATAGATGGCGGTGATCCTTTCAAAGAAGCTGAATAATCGCCATTCATAAGAGTCAAACTATTCGGGCATCATACTTTTTTCCCTACCTCGGGGTTTTAAGTTGAGGTATGTGTAAGTCCCGTTAGCTATTGACTCTTTTTTATTTTGCTATATAGTAATTATGGGAACGTGTATTTATTATCCACTTATGGGAACGCTAGACAAACAAAACGCACTAGCCTCTCTACGAAAGTGGAACTTAATTCAAGATAATAGTGGACCGTACAGAGTCTACCGTGATGGTGACGATAATATATATCACTCAGTTACACACATACTAAAAGAAACCGCAGAACCCCATACAAAAGATGCTCTCGAAAAATGGTTACAAAGACCTGACTCCCCTATGGAACGTGATATTGCCTGTGAAAGAGGAAGGCTGGCTCACGCTAATGCAGAATTTATCCTCAAACTGGCAGCCAAATTCTCCAGGCAAAACGCAAATAAGCGAGGTATATGGAGAACAGGTGATGATGGATTGGAACGCTGCCCGAAAAAAGTTACGCAATGGGCTCTCCAGAAAGCAGCCGAATCCGCACCTCGTGTTAACTGGAGTGCGTCAGGCTACGCAAGAGGTCTACGATCATTCATACTGGAACGTGTAACCGCCATTCATGCAGTTGAATTTAGTGTTTACAAAGCAGGATATGGATTTGCTGGTACAGCAGACGCTCTATTGGACATAGATGGAAAAGGGCCATTCATAGTAGATTGGAAAACAGCAAAAGAAGCTAGGTCAGATGACATGATAAACCAATTCTGTCATCAGCTTGGAGCGTACAGTCTGGGTCTCAAGAGTCTCACAGGAATACAAGCGAAAAAAGGTGCAGTTGTGGTAGCTCGCAGAAGTGGAAAACCACAAATAAAACTCCTCTCAGAAATAGAACTAAGAGGAGCAGAATGTGTATTTTTAGATAGAGTGGATCGTTACCACAAACAACTTAAAGAGTTAGCGGTTGTTTAATTAAGGATAATAGAGATCCTCGATTCTTTTTTCAGTACGTTTTGAATGTTCTACATAATCAGATAAATGCGAGGTGCATATCTCTTCTACAGGATCAGTAAAGAATCCGTCATCTAACACATTTAGAACAACATTTTCAGATAGTGGATCGCCTGTCGGACAAATTTCTTCATCTTCAGTGTCCACTGTAACTAAAAGAGTTACTAAAACTTTTTTAATCAAGTGGTTCACCTCCAATTTTTTCATAACAAATTTCACATAAACAACTATTACCTTTTAAGTAATAATCAGAATCCCAAAATAACTCATAAGTACTATCAATCATTTGACATTCGTTGCAAGTGTTTAATTCATATTTTTCAGAATTAAGAGTATAGAATCTTTTTTCTTGTGGTTCGAGATCACAGTAGCTCCTATACATAATTTGTTTAATTTTCATAATCCGTCATGCCATTTTGTACCGAAGCTCGACTTAACTTCGTCATCTGTTGGTTCGTAATCGTAGAAAGCATCTTCCCACTCTTTTTTATCGTCATCAGGTATGCTATCCCACTTGAGAGAATCTTCATTAAATTCTTCAATCTGTTCAATAACTTCAGCGTGACTAAAGTTACGATTAATAGCATCATGCCCAAAAGCAAGTTCATAAATTACTTCAATAAATTCTTTATCCGTCATAATCTGTCTCCATAGGATAATGTTTGTCATCTGGATCGGGATATATACCCGAATCCTGCAAATCTTTGATTGCATCATCTTCACGTTGGCTATCTAACGCAGATTGATGGTTGTGTAAGAAAGAATTAGACATTTTTAAAATCCCCTTTTTTTGGATAAGTTTCTTCAATGATGTGAGTAGCTAAAGAGTCTATATATGATGCTATTTTGTAGCCATCATGATGACTAATAGGTTCCCAAGCATATTGTTCTAGATGTTCATGTTGATCTTCTTCTGATAATTCAAAGAAATCATCATCTAAAGGTTCATAGAGAAACTGCATAGATGCCCATTGAAAACATTTTTGTTGGTACGTTAAATTCATACTTTTTTAAACCTCGTAAGTAATTTTGAATATAGTTCGATACCTTTAAAATATGAGATAGAATCTCCGTCAGCCAGTGCAGCTTCCGCAGTATCTAACACATTATCTAAAATGGTATCTTTATTGTCTTTAATCTTTTTATCTGGATCGGGTTTAGCCTGTTCCCATTTATATAGATTAAAGGAGTCTTTGTAATATCTATATGCCGTTGACTTAGGAATCTCAAAATCAGTATGCAGTATATCGCATATATCCAAACGGGTTAATTTTTCTTTTGGATCTTTTTTGGATTCGTTATCTACCAGACATTTATAGATGAAATTTTCAGCTTCCTCTTTAGTCACCGATTTTTTCCTTTAATTCTTTTATCTGGTTCGTTTGAACAGAGATAAGATCTATTATCTGACCTATGACCTTCTTATCATCTAAGTTAATCTCATGCTGATAAGTTATGTCCTTTTTATTTTCTTCGAGCAGATGTTTAATCTGTTCTCTTACATATAAGTTGAGTTCAATAATTTGACTCTCAAGAGATTTGATGGATTCGAGTACTTTTTTAAAGTCTCTTTCATTTTCGTTCATTGTGGGTGAATGATATAGAACACTACAATATTACATCAATCGCCATTCATAAGCAACCTAAAAATTCTCATTCATTAATTCTCAGTAAGAATTCTCAGAATTTTCATTCATTATTGACATTCATAACTGACTAGGTAATGTTGGATCGCTCATTCATTATTTTTCATTCATCATGCGAACTCACATTCATAAATTTTTTAAGTATAGTCATGTATCTATACCCATTCAAGATTTATTTTTTATTTTAATAGTTCTACAAAAAATTTCAAATAATTATAATGAACAGTTTTCAGACAATCTATGTTATAGAGCAGACAAATTAATAGATAAAATTTTAATACAAATAGAATTGAATAAATAGGTTGCTATCTCATACATATTAATGTAGTATTTTAAATGTAATCTAATTTTTACACCACAAATGAAAAATTCAAACAAAATTGATTCTCTTGTTTCATTTACAGAAACAGATTTAAGAGTGGATCGACCCTATCAATCAGAAAACTTTACTAGAACAAATCTAGGTTATCAACGTCAGGGAAATGAAAATCTAATTTCTACACCATTTAATAGGACTGATGATCTAGAAACAATTTTATTTAAGACTAATGTTTTAAATGAGCCTGAAGTATTACCTACATTTACAAATTTCAATGACACTTCTTATGAATGTCCAAACAGTAAAGCTATTTTCAGTAAGAAAATTGGTAAGGTAATTTCTACAGTATCTAACACATATGAGTTAGTAAAGCATGATGTAATACTTGATGCTATACAACCTAACTTAAATTTCTTAGAAGTAGAGCACATTATCCCTATGAATAATACAGCTAGGGTTTTCATTATATGTGCTATTAAAAATAGTGATATGGAAGTCTCAAACGGTGACGCTATCCGTAGAAGAATGATTTTTGTTAACTCAATGGACGGAAGTTATAGCTTCAAAGTGATTCAATCGGACGTGCGATTATGGTGTTTCAATCAGATGGGTTCGATACAAAATTCTAAAAATAAGATGGTTTTCAAACATTCAAAAGGGGTTAACGGATACTTACAGAATTTACCCGCGTGGTTAAAATTTCAACGTGATGATCTAGCTAATTCAATCGAAGAATTTAAAGCCATGCGTAATACATCATGTTCATCTGATATGCTTAAAAATTTATTCTTGCATAGCTTCCAAGATAAGTTAATAGGTCAGATAACAGATAAAGATACTAAGGAAAAAAGAAATAAAGAATTTAAGGATATTAATAAAGAATGGATCGATGTAAAAAGAAACTTTCAAATTGAAGCTAATGGTAATCAACCTAATTTGTTTAACGCATTTAACGCTATAACCGAATATGAAACACACTCTGAATCTAGTAGGGTTGATTCAACAGAGTCAGCACGCATAAGGTTTGAGAGCCTTATACGAGGTCGTTGTGCGGATCGTATTCAAAAGGCTAGACGTGAATGTTTAAGACTAACTACTGTATAGAGGATTATTAAAAATGATAGAAACATTCAAAACACTTAAAAATAACGATTTAATAAGGGTATCTATGACAGATGCCCTAATCGGTAAACGTGAAAAATTACTTTCAGTTGGTCGTAGATCCCATTCAAAAAAATATAATGTTGAGAAATTGACATTATACCAAACAAATAAAGATGGATCGGTATGCAAACATTCATGTAAGTATTATTTTTATTATCGGCCTGAATCTAATTTTCTTTCATTAGCAATATCTAATATGGCCTGCTCATTTACCAGTATTGAAAAATTAGAGACTGTCTAACACATTATGTATTTTATCAACAAAATTTCATTCAAAAATTCTAACTTTGGATTGTTTGATATTGGTTCTAATTGGAGAGCTAAAAATCATTCACACTTAATTAGTAAAATTGAATCATTCATTAATTGTAAAATCACTTTTATTGAATATCAAAAAACCATTCAAAATGAAATAACTTGTATTGATACTTTCAACTATTAATACTTTTATTAATCCTGATGCTAAAAACGTCAGGATTTTTTATTGAGTCTCAATGAGTCCAAGTGAGATTGTAATAATTTAATGATCCTTTAGGTATGTTTATACCTTTTAAAAATGTAGTTATATCAATATATAAACCTTTACATATATTCTGTTAGATACTACAATAGAAAAGTAGTTAACCATCTTTATTAACATGACTATTTCAAAAAACATTCAACTTGAACTTCCATTAAATGCTAAGTATAAAGTTACTCACTTTATGGATTGTGGTGCATGGATCGATCCAAACCCTACAGTAGAATATTTTGAGTTTCACCATGAAATGGAAGATTATGTTACAGAGGAAACTCAAAGAAGAATAGATTATACAGTTCAACATAGTCCATTCACTATTAGTGAAAATGAGCTTAAAGAAATTGAAGAATATGAGTACTCAATGGTCAAAATTGAGGAACTTTAAAAAATTCATTCACTTATTACTAAAAATTTATAGCTAGATTCTTATTTGAGTCTAGCTTTTTTATTGTTTAATAATTGAATGATTTTAAAGTTGTTAATGTAGTATTGCACGTTTAAATTTTAAAATTATAGGATTCTTACTTTGCGACTAGTCAAAAATAAAAGATAGTCATATCAATAGATTTGAGTTATCTAACATATAAATTTATTGTCTTAAAACTGTCTTATTCTTTAAATTTTGAGAATTGATAGGTTTTTTACTGGTTATTATTGTATTAATTTAGTCTTGTTATCTGGTATAAAAAATGTTAAAATTAAAGAGTAAATCACCCAAATTTAAAACTATGCCTATTGCATCAAAAAATTTCGCAGAGTTCGAATTAAAAAGAACTAATCAAACTTTAGGAACTAATTTAGTTCTAGGTAAAAATGGAAATGGTTACACACTCTATACAGACGAAACCAGAACCAGCGAAATAAATTGTTGTATGACTTTTAACCAAGTAACAACAGTATTAGCAACTATGAGAAGAATGTTTGAATACAAAGAATTAAAAAATTTAATTTCTATCAAACTTAAAAAAGAAGAATACAGCAGTTTTTATAAACCTAGTAAATTACAAATAAATTAATTCTGTTTTTATTCTCTTTCCGTATCATTCCCCATGACCTACCCAAACAATCCAAACCGTATTAAAGTTTACTCATCTGCTACCCACCAGAGAAACCGCATCTGGAGAAATGCAACCGTTTTATTTTTAACTACTGCTTCTTTCTTGCTGGCTTGCTATCTCACAGATAAAGGATTTAAAAATTGCTTGCAATCTGGCAAGTATTCCACAATCGAATGTGAGAAGTTACATCTTGGCTAACTTTCCCCAGACTCACAACTTTTTAACTTCCATTCCCCATTTTGGGGGGTGGATTTTTAAAAAATTTCGATTATTTAAATGACCCAGGGAACTTACTGATAAACCATAGAATAAGTTATAAAATACTACAATATAATAATACTACAATATTACACTAATGTCAACTACTTTTTCTTATCTTCAACGCTAATAGATAGCTGTGGAGCGTTAATGTTGATATTCTCTACACTCTCCCCTAGTACTCTACCAAGTGAATCCAGCACTTGAGCAGCAGTTTGAAGCTGTCCTTTCTTCATAGCCTGGTTAAATAGCTTCATTCTCATACCCTGCAACCTACCAATCATTTTCTCTCTATCCTTTTCCCAATCCTCATCGTTCCAGGATTTTACCTTTCTCCAATCAGTCCAGGCTGTCTCGATGCCTATTCCCTCTGTAGCAGCGTGTTCCAGTACTAATTGTCTGGTAGTTTTACCTTCCAACTGTCTTTTATAAAGTTTTTGCCTTCTTGCTTCAATTACTACATCAGGTTGTCTCTTGCCACACACCCTGCCATCCTGCTTATTAGCTCGCTCGGATGTAAATTGACCATTTGGATTACGAAGAATAGAATCAGCCACAGACTAAAATGCTACTTATATCTGAATAATAACCCTAAAAACACAATTTAGTCGAGTAAAACACAGAAATTTGTTCATATTTAAGCTAATCTTTACTACATGAGCACAAAAACAGCCGAAAAACTATCACTTAGATGGGCACAGGGGGAGGTGTTTAACGCAGAACAAAGATTCAGAGTCCTCGTAGCTGGCAGAAGATTCGGAAAATCCTACTTATCCTGCATCGAGCTACTAAAAGCAGCAATAAACCGCCCAGGCGAAACATATTTCTACTGTGCCCCAACCTATCGCATGGCAAAAGACATAGCCTGGAAAGAAATCAAAAAACTAATCCCACCCCAATGGATAGCCTCCAAAAATGAAACCGACCTAAAAATAGAACTAATTAATGGATCGCTAATCGAACTCAAAGGAACAGAAAATGCCATGACCCTGCGTGGTAGAAGCCTCGCTGGAGTAGTACTTGACGAAGCAGCCTTCATGGATTCCGATGTCTGGTTTCAGGTAATCAGACCAGCCCTCGCAGACAAACAAGGTTGGGCACTTTTTATATCCACACCCGATGGAACTGCAAGCTGGTTCTACGATTTATGGTGTTACGTTCCAGAGGACACATCAGGAGATTGGAAACGCTGGAGCTTTACCACCATAGATGGAGGCAACGTACCAGAAGAAGAAGTCGAAGCAGCAAGATCCCAACTGGACATAAGAACATTCAAGCAGGAGTTCGAGGCAAGTTTCGAGAATCTTACTGGTCTCGTTGCAGTCTCCTTTTCAGATTCCAACATTTCTAGCGAAGCGGAGGACATAAACATCGCCCCACTACTTCTGGGAGTTGACTTTAACGTAGACCCACTCTGCGGAATCTGTGCAGTCCGCTACCGAGAATACCTCTATGTCTTCGATGAAATAATTATGACGGGTGGTGCAACAACCTGGGATTTTGCAGAAGAAGTAACCAACCGATATGGTGTGGAACGCAGAGTAATAGCTTGCCCCGACCCCACGGGTGCTGCCAGAAAAACATCAGGAGTAGGTTCAACGGACCACACTATCCTACGCAGAAGTGGATTTACTGTGTCATCTCCCAGAGCCCCCTGGAAAATACGAGATAAAGTAACATCCGTAAACACAGCACTATATGACGCAGCAGGAGAAAGACGAACTTTAATCCACCCACGCTGTAAAGAATTAATAAAATCCCTCCGAACCCTCACATACGCTCCAAACACAGGTATGCCAAACAAAAACCTTGGAGTTGACCACGCATTTGACGCTTTCGGCTACCTCTGCCTCCAACAATTTAACCTTGCAAAACCAGAGACACTAGGTCAAACTTCGTTTAGACTATATTAAGATACCTAATTCTTACTATGTACCATACAACTAAGAAAAAGAAGAAGAAAAAGAAGGGAGGTAAGAAACGTGGCGAATGTTCCTGTAAATAAAACTTTATATTCAAGAGTAAAATCAGAAGCTAAACGTAAGTTTGCTGTTTATCCTTCTGCTTATGCTAATGCGTGGCTTGTACGAGAGTACAAAAAGCGTGGTGGTACTTACCGAGTGGAGAAAAAACGTGGCAAGAAGTAGTGGCGGTTTAACCCGTTGGTTTAAAGAAAACTGGGTTGATGTCAAAACTGGTAAACCTTGTGGTCGATCTAAAGGAGAAAATAGAGCTTATCCAGCCTGTAGACCAAAGAAGCGTGTCTCAAGTAAGACACCTAAGACTGTAGGAGAAATGACAAAAAGTGAGAAAGAAAGGTTTAAACGTGAAAAAACTGGTAAAAAGAAGATAACCTATCAACATAGGCGAAAAACTACTACTAAAAAGAAAAAATGACAGAAATCACTGAAGAGATGCTAGACATCATCGAAGCAGTCAAAGGAAAGCGAAATCCTGCTCTGTGGGACCCCAGATGTGAACAATATCAAAGAAAACTGACAGAAGGTACTGTAAAAAAGTCAACAACAAGTTAAACTATTTATAAATACTCTTTTTTCTTTGAATCATGGCATTTTTTCGTGGAGAGGAAGGTTCTGTTAAATTTAAGAACTCTTCTGGTACTACTGAGGCAGTAGTTTCAACTACAGCCTGGAGTTTAGATATAGCTAAAGAAACACTAGATGTGACTGCACACGGTAACACCACAAGAAACTTTGTAGGTGGATTAATTTCTGGTACAGGCTCTATAGACTTTCTATACACAGCAGCAAGCGGTAACGAAACTGCAAACTTATTAGCTGATGTTTTAACAACAGAAGATGCTGGTGATGCACAGTTTGAGCTATTCACAGATACTTCTGGCAGTAAGAAAGTAAGTTTTTCTGGCATTGTCACAGGAACAACTCTAGCTGCTTCAACAGGCGACCTTGAAACTGTAAGTGTAAGTTTTCAAACAAACGGTGCTATAACCAACGCTGCATAGTGAAACTAACCACCCGTCAAAAAAGTAAACTCAAAGAACATTCTGTGCATCATACTGATAAGCACATGGATCTTATGAAGAGACTGATGAGACAGGGTGTTTCATTCACTGTTGCTCACAAACGAGCACAGGCAAAGGTAGGAAAATAATGGCTAAACGTAAAGGAGTAAGTTTATCAGTAGGCAGAGGCGAAAAATCCAAAAGGGGTGGACTGACAGCAAAAGGTCGTGCGAAATATAACAGAGCAACAGGCAGCAACTTACAAGCACCTGTTACTGAAAAGAACCCCACAGGAAAAAGAGCAGCTAGACGAAAATCATTCTGTGCCCGTATGAAAGGTATGCCTGGTCCACTAAAAGACAAAAAAGGCAGACCAACCAGAAAAGCATTAGCATTAAAAAGATGGAGGTGTTAATTGATGACTTATTCAATTCCTGGAGACATTAGAACAAAAATACAGACCTCTACATCCGTTGGTGGTATAGATAGTCCTTTTACTAAAACCAGAGCAATCCTAGATATGATGAAAGGGTGGGAAGTAATGAAAGCTGTTAGTGAAGGTACTGAATATTTAAGAGAAAATAGTGAGGCTTTTTTACCATTAGAGCCGAGAGAAGATTACACAGCTTATATGGCAAGAGTGAATCGTGCTGTTTTTAGTCCTTTTACACAAAGATTGATAAGAGCAGCTACAGGTTTAGTTCTTAGAAAACCTATCGCTTTAACTGGAGATCCTTATTGGACTGAAATGTTCAAAATGGATGTTGATGGTTGTAAATCAGATTTAGATGAATATGCAAGAAGAATATTGATGTGTTCTCTTACTTATGGTCAAAGTCATATTCTTGTTGATTATCCTGCTCCATCTGGTGCATTAAGTCTTGCAGAAGAAAGACAACAAAATCGTAGACCTTATTGGATAGAAGTAGATCCTAATAATTTATTTGGTTATAGATTAGATAGAGAATCTAATTACGGAAACTTAGTACAGGTAAGAATTGGAGAAAAAGCTGTATTACCTGATGGCGATTTTGGAGAAAAAGTATATGACCAAGTAAGAGTTATAGAACCTGGCAGATATAGAGTATTTCGTAAAAAAGATCAAGTTGATGCAATGTACGATGTCGATGATAATTCTTATGCAGGAGAATTTGAAACTGGAACTACAGGAGAAGAATTTAAACTAGCTGAATCTGGTAGTTTTTCTCTTGGAGAAATACCTCTTGTTACTATTTATTCTGGTAAAACAGATAATTTAACAAGCAAACCACCTTTACTTGATATTGCATATTTAAATCTTGCACATTTTCAAAGACAAGCTGATTTAATTCATAGTTTGCACGTTGCATCTCAACCAATGCTTGTAATGGAAGGATATGATGACCAGACAAAAGACTTAGCTATTTCTGTTAATTATGCAATGGCTACCCAACCTGGTAACAAAGTTTACTATGTCGAACCAGCTTCCAGTGCATTTGAAGCTCAGTCAGCAGAAATAAGAGAATTACAGATGCAAATGGCAACATTGGGAATCAGTACATTATCACAACAGAAGTTTGTAGCAGAATCAGCAGATGCTCGTAGGTTAGATCGTGTAGACACCAATTCTATGCTTGCGATGGTATCAATGGAACTTGAGCAAAAGCTACAAAAAGCCTTCAATCTCTCTGCTGAATATGTTGGAATTGAGCCACCTGAAGTAAAAATAAGCAGAGACTTCGACATCGAAAGACTAATCGGACAAGATATTACAGCCTTAACATCTCTATTCGATCAGCAAGTCATTGATAGAGATGAATTTAGAGATATTTTGGTACAAGGTGAAGTATTACCTTCAGCAAATGAGGCCAAACCCGAATAGTTTGATACAATAGTAGGTAAGTACATACATTATTATGGCTAAATCGCTAGATAAGGTATTACAAGCTGATGGTACTTACAAGTGGGAACTTGTAGAACCAAGCCTATCTGAAAGGATGGGTAATGGTGTTGAAGCCCCTGCTGTTTGTCCTGCTCCAGAACCAGTTGTAGAACCTGTAAAGAAAGAAGCACTTCCTGTTCAAAAGGAAACTACTGCTGATTTTGAAAAAATGACTAAATCTCAACTTGAAACTTATGGTCGTACCATTGGTCTTGAGTTAGATAAAAGACATAACAAGGCACAATTAATTGCCAAAATCCAAAAATTTACTTCACCTGAATAAATGATCGAAGAAAAAGTAATTCAGCCTGATTCTGTGACTCCTGCTGAACAGCCCGTGGCTGACACTCCTTCTCAACCACAAGCACCTGATCTTAGTACTGTAAAAGCAGAATACGAAGCAAAACTAGCTGCTGCTCATAAAGAAGCTGCTGAAGCACAAGAAAAATTTAAGGGCATCAAGGGAAAACTAGATGATGTCTATAAACAAAAAGAAGAAAAACGTACCAAAGATTTAGAAGAACAGGGTCAATGGAAAACTCTTTGGGAAGAAGCTAATAAGACAGCACAAGAAAAAGAACAAAAAATAAACACATTAGCTCAACAGTTAGAAGAAATGAAAACTACTAATGAAGTAGCTTCTACAAGAACTACAGCACTTGCAGCTATCAGTAATATTGGAGCGATAAACGCAGAGCAAACTCTGTCATTGTTACAAGGAAAGTTACAAAAGAACGCTAACGGAGAAGTTGTTGTTCTTAATGGTGGAGTGGAGCAAAATTTAGGTACTTTTCTCACAGGTCTCAAAAACCCTGGTAGTGGCTGGGAGCATCATTTTAAACCTAGTTCTGCTGCTGGAATGGGGGCAAAACCAAGTCCTGTAGCAAACGCTGGAACAGGTCAGGCAAATCCCTGGAAAACGGGCAATGTGACTCAACAAATGCTAATATCAGAACAAGATCCTCAAATGGCAGCAGTGCTGAAACAAGAGGCTCAAACTTAAATCGTTAATTTCTGTGAAATTAGCCCCCCTTATCTGTGATTAGGGTATCGCAAAACTTAAAAAGGTAAATCTGAATGGCTGCTCCGTTTCAGAATTATACTGGCGGTGTCCTACTAGCGGACATTGTCAAAAGAAATAATTTTAGCAACTACGTTTCTCAAGCTATTAAAGAACGTAGTCTATTTATACAGTCTGGTGCTGTAGTTCGTAATGCTTTACTTGACGCAAGTTCAGGTGGAACAAGAATACAAGTTCCAGAATTTAACCCAATCGCACCAACTGAGGAAATCTTAGATGGTACAGGTACTTGGGGAACAAGTGGTGCTGGTTATCTAACACCTCAAAAGATCGGTACAGATACGCAGATTGCAACTATCTGTCATAGAGGTTTTGCTTACGCTGTTGATGATGTAGCTATTTTAGCTGCTGGTGAAGATCCAATGGGTCACATCAGAAATCAGCTTGCAGATGCTATCAATAAATTGAACTCTGTTCGTTTATTTGAAACACTAACTGGTCTATTCCATACTGCTCTTAATTCCCATCGTCTTGAGAAGCAATTAGCTGGTTCTGGTTCAACTGCCGAAGCAAACTATCTTTCTGCTGCTACTGTTGCAGAAGCTCGCTCTGTTTTAGGAGAAAGAGGAGAAGAACTTGATCTTCTTATCGTTCATCCTTCTGTTGCTTACTACTTATATCAAGTAGGTCTACTAACATTCTCAACATCTGCTCTATCAACTGGTGGTGCAGTAACTTGGGGTGGTGGCGGTGTCGGTGTTAACGAAAGAAGCATCGGTGAATTTGCTGGTTGCAGAGTTGTCATTGATTCTCAGGTAAACACTAACGATCCTACAACTACCGGTAATCGTCAGGAGTTCCGTTGCTACTTAATGAAGTCAGGAACAATTCTTGAAGGTGTTCAGTCTGAGCTAGGTATTGAAGCAGAAAGAAACATCTTATCTAAGCAAGATGTTATGTCTGTTGATTACCACAGTGCTTATCACGTTATGGGAACTAAGTGGACTAACGCTGCTGATAACCCTGCTAACTCAGCACTAAGAACTGGTTCTAACTGGTCTGCTACATACGATATTGATCAAATTCCAATGGTTGAAATCTTTGTAAACACACCATTAGACAATGGTCTAAAGTCTTAATTTATATTAAGATTAAATTAGTGGTCAGAAACCTCATCAATTATTGGTGGGGTTTTTTCTTTACGCTACAATAAAACTAAATTACCTATTAATCGTGGCAGCTACCATAATTGCAACTATAAAAAGTGAAACTGCTAATAGCTATGTCACTTTATCTGAATCTAACGATTACTTTGATACTTCTCCAGACTCTTCAACCTGGACGAACAAAACTGATGACCAAAAGAAAAGAGCACTAATATCTGCTACAAGATGGATCGAAACTTTAGTATTTTATGGCGATAGATGTGATGAGAGTCAGGCACTTAAATTTCCTAGAACTAATTATCAGGTAGATGGAGTTGAATTAGCTTGTACAACCATTCCGAATAGTATTAAATATGCACAATATGAATTAGCTAGAGCATTGGCAAATGATACTGATGCAATTACTGGTACTACTGGTAAAGATGGAAACTTTTCTGAAGTAAAGTTAGGAGATATACAGGTTAAATATAATACTGATAGTCAGGGAACTGGTTCTGTTAATAATATTTTAGATGTTTACCCTTGGTTACAAAGTTACCTTGGAGCCTATATGCTAGGTGGAGCAGGAAGTTTTCAAATGAGGGTAGTTAGAGGATAATGGCAGGTCAACTAGATTCACTATTAAAAAGCGTAGCCAAACAAGTGGTGTCTCAACTGGGAGACTCGTTAGATACAACAATTATTTATACCAGAAAGCTATCTACGTCATATAACACATCTACTGGTGCAGTAACTACCAGTGATACAAGCTACACAATAAAAGTACCCGTAGAATTTGTACAATCAACTGAAGAGTCTGGTTATCAGGAAAATATAGCTCGTATTTTTATAACACCTGATCTTATAGGAGATAGTCAACCGCTATTATCAGATGAGATTACTCTTACATTTTCTGGATCGACCAGAGTTGCAAAGATTACAGATGTAAGAACTTTGCGTGGTGGTCAGGAGTATTTATTCAGAGTTGACGTTATTTTCTAATGACTTTAGTAAACGCAAGAGCAGCATTTGAAACCGCAATTAAAAATGCAGTAACAACTGCTGACAACACAGTTACAGTTATATTCGACAATATGCCATTTTCTGCTCCAGGTAAAACTAAAAAATATGTAATGGTTAATTTAGATTTTACACAATCCACTACTCAACCACAGGGAGCAGCAATAGACTACTATGCAGGAACAATAAGATGTGCAATTATGACACCATCTAACAAAGGAAGTGCGGTAGCTGCTGCAATAGCGGAATCAGTAATTGATGGAATGACATCAGTAAACGCTTCAGCTTACTCAGATACTTTTTCAGTAACCCCAAGAGTTAGTCAGATAAGCGGTCCAACATCTGTTGTGACTGACAATCAAAGTCACTTTATGAGTGTTGTAAACTGCAACTTTACTGCCAATGCTTAAGGATATAAAGCATCTAACAAAAGATATTGAAAACATGGTGCTACAAGGTAAAGCAAAAGCAGCATCAAAAATACAATTCTCTTTACAGTATCGAAGTCCTTATTGGACAGGAACATTCAATGCTGCCTGGAAAGTACAAAAAAGTACACCCGTAGATCCAGTAAAACCAAGAAAAGAAAATCAGGGATATAGAAGCGGTGTCCGAGCACCAAAAGCAGGACCAATTATAAAAACATCTTTAACTGAGGCTTTATATGTAGGTAACGAAACAGAATACGCTGGATTTGTAATAAATAGAATGAGAAGTTTGGAAACAGCAGGATTAACCAGCGATCAAATATTTGGCAATGATTCACAGGGAAATCCTCGTGGTCTATCTCCGATTGAATTTTATGAGGATTTATTTGATATAAACGCAGATACAAGTCCGATACCTAATAGTCCTGAGTGGTATTTCTATTACATAGCAACCGAAGAACTTACACAGGATATAGACCAAGCATTTGCTGGTATAACTTTAGGACAATCTACTTATTAGAGACACAATCAACAGTTTAAGTTATACTACAAGAGTAACTACAATTTTTTATGCCTACAGAAAGAGCAATAGACAAACTAAAGAAAGCCTTTAGTGTCGAAGAACGCAGTAGCTACTCCATGTTTAAGGGAGAAGAACTAATTTTAAAAATCTTTTGGTCGCCTCTTACAATTTCCGATAGAGACACCATAAACAGTACACTAATAGCTATGAACAGAGGTCAGGAAGAAGGAAGTCTTGACTTTGCATTACAAGTTATTGTTACAAAAGCGGAAGATGAATCAGGTGCAAAAATGTTCACAGCAGCAGATTTACCTTCATTAAGAAGAGAAATACCAATGTCAATATTGATTGATCTTATGACCAAGATGCAAAGTATGGGCGAGGAGGAAAGCCCCGATGCCGTAAAAAGCTAAATTAAAAAAAGATAATTTCATATATTTACAATTTTTTATAGCAGAACAGTTAGGTTACACCCATAGAGAAGTACGAGAAAAAATGTCAGTCCAAGAATTGTATGCTTGGAACGCTTACTTTGAAATAAAATCTGAAAGAGAAGAAGAAGCCTACGAAAAAGCAAAGAGGCAAGCCCAAACACGCAAAGTACGCTAAACTTTTAATATCCGTGTATTCTGCAAAAATCAGTGGCATCTGAATATAGCGTAAATATAAGACTGAATACAGCACAGGTAAGAAAAGACCTTAAAGATATAAAAACCGATATAGATAAACTCGGCAAAGTAAATTTAGGAACTAATAGAAGAACACAAAGAACAGAAGCAACCATAACAAAAAGCAAAGAAGCTCAAAAAGCTGCGATGGTTGAGACTAGACGTATAGGCGATCTAGTACAAAAGGCTTCAGACCAAGGATTAAAGATAGATAAAGCTAGAAGAGCAATAAATAGAGCAGCATTAGCAGATGGCAGAGGAGAGTTTAAGGTAGCAAAAGCTCAACAAAAGGTAGCTCTCGAAGAGCTTAAAATTCAACGAGCTATAACAAAAGAAAAAGCACAGCAAGCAAGACTAACTGGTAAGTCTATGGCTGGTGGACCATTTGTTAGCACAGGCATAGCATCTTCAAGATTCGGAAGTGTTGGACAGGTAGGATCTCCGAGATTTATTGCAAGCAGAGCAGGAATGATGCAAGGTCCAGCCGATCCACCTTATGCACCAGGAATGTATGGTTCATCGCCTATAGGTGGATCAAGATTTATGTTTGGTTCTCCAGCCCAAGTAGCTTTTGCTGGAAGCGGAATGGGTCGTTCGCCTGTAGGCGGTAGATCAGATTTAGTAGGTTCTCCAGCAAATTTACTAAGCATAGGTAAGCAAAACACAATGCCTGTAAAGGGTTTTGAGTCTTTAGTCGGATCTCCTGCATACTACGAAGCACAGAATAAAGAGATGTTAAGGGTAGCTAAACAAAATGCGGTTCCTGTAAAAGGCTTTAAACATTTAGTAGGTTCTCCCGAATACTACAAGAATCAAACAAAAGAAGTTAAAAAACTTTTAAGAGGAGCACCTACAGGATTTACAGCAGCACAATTTGGGCCTCAAGCACCTCCAATGAATATAGGGGCTAGGGAAGATTTAAACTACCGAGGTAAAACATTACTAAAAGGTCCAGCAGGATCATCTATGTTTAGAAGAGGTAATTTAGGTAGATTATTACAAGCAAACAGAGGACCAGCATTACAGAGTGCTGCAATAAGTGGTGCGTTTCCTCTGTTATTTGGTCAAGGTCCATTAGCTGCTGCTGGTGGTGCACTTGGCGGTGGACTTGGTGGTGCATTTGGCGGTCAGATGGGAGGTTTTGCAGGAGGTTTAATCGGAACGGCTGTAGTATCTGGCATAACGAGTTTCGCTAACTCAATTACAGAATTAGGAAAATCAATAGAAACATTAGATGGTCAATTTAACCTATTAACTCAAAAATCTTTATTTAGCAGTAAAGAAGCGGAAAACAGAGCAAAAGTATTACAAGCATTAGGAGAAAGAGAAAAACTAGCCACTTTATTATCTAAAGAATTAACAACAGTTTTAGGAGAAGGAGGAGCTAAAAAATTAAGAGAAGCAGGAGAAGCTGCTAAAGAATTAGATAAAACATTTGCAGAACTAACAATAAATCTACAGTTACTATTAGTTGGACCACTTACTAAGTTTTTAAAAATAGTAAATGATACTTTAGATCCAGGAATGAAGGTATCTTTGGGAGAAGGTAAGGGAGATGTAATATTTGGAGGTAAAGAAGAACAATTTATTAAAGATTTTAAAGGGGTGCTTGAACTATTTAGTCAAGGTCAACTAGATAGAATATTTAAAGCTGCTGCTGATTTACAAATAAATCCTGCTGATATGAAGGCTAGGTCAGTTCTCCAAGCCGAAGGTCTTGGTGGTTTATCAGATCCAGAGTTACAAGCAATACGAAAATTTAGTCTTGGAAAACAAGTAAATCCTCAGTCAAAATTCTTTGGTGGTGATGGTTTAAATCCTGATCCAGCAAACAACATAGTTGAAATAGATATTAAAAGAGTTACTGCTGCTCAGAAAAAAGTAAAAGCTATGGAAAAAGAAATAGAATTTGCAAAGTTAGTAACTGAAGAAGGCTTAAAAGAAGCAGATATACAAAGACAAATACAATCCATAACTGAAAACTTAAACGAGGAAGAACTAAAACTTCTCGATACACAAGGATTAAGTGTAAGAGCTTTAGTAGAAAAGAACAATCAGGCTAAACAGTTAGTAGAAAATGCAAGAATGATTGAACAATCATTTAAGAGTTTGACTCAAAATATAAGTACAGATTTAGCACAGGGAATACAGGGATTAATCCGTGGAACGTCAACTCTAAATGATGTACTCAATAATGTATTGAACAAAATGATAGACGCTGCATTTAACATGGCTTTCTTCGGTAACGCAGGAGGAACTTTAACCAAGGGATTAGGTTTATTTGGTGATTTGTTTGGTGGGTTACTTGCTAGTGGCGGTCCAGCAAAAGCAGGAAAATCTTACATTGTTGGAGAAAAAGGCCCAGAACTATTTACTCCAGGTGTAAGTGGAATGGTATCTCCTAATAGTGCACTCGGAGGATCAACAAACGTAGTTGTAAACGTAGATGCTTCTGGTTCTTCTGTTGAAGGAGATGAAGAGAATGGCAGAGAACTTGGTCGTATGATTTCAGTTGCTATACAATCAGAATTAATTAAGCAGAAAAGACCAGGAGGATTATTAACATAATGGCTACATTTCCTTCAATAAAACCTACATACGGACAACAAAAAAGATCCGCACCTAATACTCGTACCATTTCTTTCGCTGATGGTTTTGAACACAGAATATTATTTGGGTTGGCTGAACATCAGAATCCAAAAGTTTATAATTTTACTTTTAACGTATCAGAAACAGACGCAGATACTATAGAAACCTTCCTCGATGCCCGTGCAAATGATAGTGCCAGCTTTGATTTTGAAGCACCTGGACAAACTGCTGCACAAAAATTTGTTTGCCAAACTTGGAATAAATCTATACCTTATAACAATAGAGCTACAATACAGGCAACATTTAGAGAAGTATTTGAACCATGAGTACTGCTCCTATTATTACTGATCTACAAAAGATCAATCCTTCAGCAATAATTGAATTATTTACATTAACAACCGATGCAACCTTGCATGGCTCTGCTCAGACTTATAGATTCCATAACGGAACAAATTTAAATGCTAACGGAGATATTATTTGGGCTGGTAATCAATATTTAAAGATGCCAATACAGGCAGAAGGTTTTGCTTTTCAAAAAGGACAACTTCCCAGACCTACTTTGACTATTAGTAATGCTCTTGGAACTATTACAGCTATCTTGTTAAATGTTAATCAGGTAACAACAGGAAATGATTTAACGGGAGCTACTGTTACAAGAATAAGAACACTAGCAAGATATATTGACGCTGTTAATTTTCCAGGTAGTACAAATCCACTTGGAACACCAGATCCTACAGCAGAGTTTCCACAGGAAATATATAAGATTGATAGAAAATCATCAGAAAATAGAGAGGTAGTTCAATTTGAATTAGCAGCAGTATTTGATCTTGCTGGTATTCGTGCTCCTAAAAGACAATGTACCAGAACTGAATTTCCTTCGATTGGTACGTTTATAGCATGAATTGGAAAGAAGAGGCACTTGTTCATGCGAAAGACCAAGATCCTAAAGAATGTGTTGGGCTTTTATTAAATATTAGAGGAAAAGAAAGATATTTTCCTTGTCATAATTTATCAATGACTGCACATCAATGCTTTATTTTAGATCCAGAAGATTATGTAAAGGGTAGTAATTTAGGAGAAATTACAGCTATTATTCATAGTCATCCTTCTACACCTCCAACCGCTAGTCAAGCAGATCAGATTAGTTGTGAACAAAGTAATCTTCCGTGGCATATTGTTAATCCAAAAACAGAACAATGGGGATATTGCGAACCTTGTGGATATAATCCACCTTTACTTGGTAGACCCTGGGTTTGGGGTGTTACTGATTGTTGGAGTTTAGCAAGAGATTGGTATAAAGAAGAAAAGGGGATTGAACTTAAAGATTGGGATAGACCTATAACACCAGAAGAGTTTGTTGATAATCCATTATTTGAAAGTTGTGCTTGGAGAACTGGATTTAGACAGTTAAGACCAGAAGAAAAATTAATGAATGGAGATGCTTTATTAATGTCTATTGGATCTACTGGTTTAAATCATGTAGCTATTTTTTTAGATGGAGATGTTTTACATCATTTAACCGATAGACTATCTTGTAGAGAGCCTTATTCTCAATGGTTGTTAAAATGTAC